TAGATGTACCAGATAAAGAGATAGAGGCATTTCGTAAAAAGTATCCAGATAAACCCCTGGATTTTAAAATTAACGATCCTAAACCCTTTCTTGACGATCTTACAAGAAGGGTAGGAGCAATATCCAATAAGGGTCATCGTAAAAATTATGATCTTGGACAATATGTTTTTGAGATTCTTAGAGAGTTAAGGGATGAAGCAATATCAGAAGGAAGGGACACTCTTTTTACATGGGAATCAAAACATGAAGGAGTAAAGCGTAAATATGCTACAGTAGTAGGAGATTTAAGAGCCAGAGCAAATGATCATATTCGTACTGTACTAGATGAAATGAGAGCTGTAATAATAGAAACAGACCGCAATACTGGTATGTCTAAAGTAAAACCTTTTACTATGGGAGACTTGAGAAAGAATATTTTTGATATCTTAGAGGAATATTATGGTGCAGAAGCAGGAAACAGGGTTTTAGGACATAGTATTAAGGGAGATGTAGGCCTGGAACACTATAAGGTCACAAGAGAAGACAGGGTATCCAAGTTAACTTCTTCTCAAGATAAATTCTTTCAGTTTTTTGCAGATACATTAGGAATATCCAGCCCTAGAGCATTGTTAATTGCAATGGGAATGAATAAAGCTGCTGCTAATGTTCCAGAGTCCTTTCTTGGAGCAAGTGCTTTTCAGCAGCAAGCAGATAAGGTTGCGATAGAACATGCAAAAACTGGGGCTGAAGTAAATGAAATTGTAGCGTCTACTTCAAGAGATGTAGCACAAATGCAAAGTCTTGTTGGTGAGGCAAAAGACTTGAAAGAAGAGATGACGAATCTGGGAATTCCAGATTCTACAACAACAAACCAGCAGCAACTAGAGATGTTTCCAGGAGATGACGATACAAGGACAGGACTTCAAGAAGAGTGGGATAACTTGACAGGAACTGCTGATGAGGAGGTAAAACCGACTAAATCTGCTGCAAAAACAGAGCAAGGCTATAATCACCTGAATATAAATGATGAAAGTAGACAGAGCTTATCTGCTTTAAGGGAAGCAGCACTGGAAGCAGGGAAAGATTCTCCTCAATGGGCAGATTGGCAAAGTTCTCTAAAGGAACAAACAGCTATTGGTAATGGAAATACAAAAAAAGGACTTAAATTTGCAAAGACTATGGCAAAAGGAGCAGGTATAGGTGCCGCTGCCCTTACTGCCTTTAAATTCTTGCCTTGGGTAGGCGGTGTAGCAGCAGCTACTCTTGGTCCAGGGAAGGATTGGGCTACAGATGCTTCAGCTTCAAGAGAAAGAGGAGAGTCTAGCGATTACTGGGACTTTGCCTTAAAAAATCCTCTTTATACTGCTGGGAGAGGCGCTCAGATGGCAGAAGAGGTTGTATCTCCAGGTCCAACTACATATGATTTAGAACAATTTCAGAAAGCAGCACCACAAAGAAAAAAAACATATGCTGAAGTACAGGAAAGATTGCAACAGCCACAAGCTTCACAGTTATCTCCTTCTTCAGGATTTCTACCCTCCAGAGAAGTGCAGGAAGCTGGAGGATATGAAGAATTTGCAAGACAACATCAGCCTCTTCCAAATCTTATGCCTGGGCCTGAAGAAGACAAGGAAGACAAGGAAAGTCTACAAGCCAGATACGAAGGTTTTAAAGGAAGTTTTTTAAGATAATCAATCAACAACCACTACAACCCTGAAGGAGGGAACTACAATGCCATACGGAAATCCACAAGCATACAAATCTGGTTACATCATGGGCCAGATGAAGAAACAAGGCGAAATGTCAGACGCTAACGAATCTGCGCTCTATCGTGAGAAACTTGAGTTCTCACCTGGAACTAATCAGGGCAAGCTAACTGAAGACTTCCCAGCAGAGAGCGGCAACAAACACATGGGACAGATGGCCATGATTATGGCTGCTGACAAGCAGAAGGGTATTAACGGCTGATGGTAAAAGCTGTATCCCGTATTTACAGTCTTTCCAGAGGCATTATAAGCTTCAGATACTTGATAAAAAGGTAACAGCACATGGCTGACCAATCCTTTCTGGACGAGGATATCGTAACAGATGAGACAGAAGGACTTATTGATCTAGACGGCAAGCGTGAGGACTTTAACAGTATTATTGGTACTGTAAAGGCAAGGTTCTCTGACGCTGAAACAGGTCGCAGGAATGATGAGACACGCTGGCTCAGATCATACAAGAACTATAGAGGTATCTATGATTCTACAACACAGTACCGTGATAATGAGCGCAGTCAGGTTTTCATCAAGATCACCAAGACCAAGGTTCTTGCGGCCTATGGTCAGATTATAGATATACTCTTTGCTAATAATAAGTTTCCTGTTTCTGTTGAAGCAACTCCAATGCCAGAAGGTATTGACGAGTTTGCACATCTGTCCAAGGTTCCTGTATCTGCGCAACCTATGCAGGATCAAATTGGTTTTGAAGGGGATGGTCAGGAAATATTGCCTGGGTCTTTACAGGCAACACCAATGCAAATGCAGCCACAACCCCCACAGGGGCCGAAAGCAGCAGAACTTGGAGGATTAGCAGAACGTTATGAAGGAGCCAATCTTGCATCTGGTCCAGCGCGTATGGGGGAACCCCAGATCAGTCCTGCAGAAGAAACTGCACGTATCATGGAGAAGTGTATCCATGACCAGCTTCTTGACACAAATGCTGTAACTGTTCTTCGTCATGCCATCTTTGAATGTTCCCTTCTAGGGACAGGAATAATCAAGGGACCATTTAACTACAACAAGATGATTCATAACTGGGAAGGTGGTCAATATTCTCCAGAAGAGCGTATTGTTCCACGTATTGAGGCGGTAAGCTGCTGGGACTTTTATCCTGATCCAAGTGCAACCAATCTGGATGATGCAGATTATATTATACAGAGACACAGGCTGAACAGGGAGCAGGTACGTGATCTTTCCAATCGTCCATTTTTTAACCAAGAGGCTATTGAAAATGTTCTCCAAGGCGGTCCAAATTACGAAGAAAAGTATTATGAAACTACTCTCTATTCCAGTGACGATGATCCTAATTATCAAGGAAGCCGTTTTGAAGTGTTTGAGTACTGGGGTACGCTGGATGCGAAGTTTGCTGAAGAAATTGGCATCGATGCTCCCGCTGAAGTAAAAAAGGGAGAGGCTCTTCAGGTAAATATATGGATCTCAGGAAACGAGATACTTCGTTTTGTTGCTAATCCTTTTATACCTGCTCGCATACCTTACCAGGCTTTTCCATACGAACTGAACCCATACCAGCTCTTTGGAGTAGGTGTAGCAGAAAACATGGAAGACAGCCAGATGCTAATGAATGGTCACATTCGTATGGCAATTGACAATCTTGCACTGGCTGGCAATCTGGTCTTTGACATAGATGAAACACAGCTAGTTCCTGGTCAAACAATGGATGTATACCCAGGAAAGATATTCAGACGGCAGTCTGGTGTTACAGGAACAGCAGTAAACGGTATCAAGTTTCCAAGCACTGCAGTAGAGAACATACAGATGTTTGACAAGGCAAGGCAACTTGCTGACGAACAGACAGGAATACCTTCCATTGTACATGGTCAGACAGGTGTAACAGGAACAGGACGCACTGCTGCTGGTCTTAGCATGTTGATGTCCAGTGCAGGACTGAGTATCAAGACAGTAATAAAGAACGTAGACGATTTTCTGTTGAAACCACTTGGCGAGGCCTTCTTTCAATGGAACATGCAGTTCAACGAGCGCACACCAGAGAAGATAGGTGACCTGGAAATAAAACCAAAAGGAACCAGCGCAGTAATACAAAAGGAAGTACGCACACAACGATTGACGGCACTGCTCCAGACTGTTGCCAATCCCATGCTTGCACCATTTATAAAGATACCAAACCTGATAAGAGAGCTTGCAATAAGTCAGGATATGGACCCAGATTCATTGGTAAACGATATAGATGAAGCAGCAATATTCGCTGAAGTCTTAAAGGGGTTAATGCCAGATGATCAACAAGGAACAGGCCAGGAAGCTGCTGCCGCTAGCCAACAACCAACAGGCATGGGAGGGCCTCCAGGAATACCTGCTGGAACTGGTCCAAATGATGAGACAGCGGTTGGTGGTGGAGGAATCGGAATTGGAAGTGCGCCGACTCCAGGGGAAGCTGGCTTTACTGGGAACCTTAACTGATCTACAAAACGCAACCAATGCTACAATGAAGGCACATAAGGATGGCAACAAACCAAGAAATAGCCCTACAACTTGAGGCAGCACTTGCCCAGATAACAGGTGCTGATATACCTTCAGGCACAATACGTGCTGAAAGATTTACTGACCCTGCTACAGGAAGAGTTACACATTCCTTTCCTGAAATAGCTCAAATGCTAGTAACAGGCGGTTCTCCAACAAAAGGTATTCCTTCTATTCCTGGTGGTTCCTTTTCTGCAAACCAGTTCTGGAAGGCGCTCGTAAAATCAGGGCATTTTCCAGGAGGTTTAGCTACCTACAATAGATTTTTAGGTATGGTTGGGGCGCTATCCAGTAATCTTTCTTCAGGAACAACACCGTCCAGTTCCAGTGCAGCACAAAAGGCTATTGCAAGCCAACGTAATCTTGCAGCACGACCAGTACCTGGATCAGCACCAGAAACTTCAGCAGATATGATACCAGGAGAAGGATTTGATGTACCTTATCCTATAACTATTCCTGGATCTATTAATCCTCTTGCTCTTCTTGTTGGAATATTTGCGCCTGGAGGTAGTGCCTTAATTGCTAAACAATTTGGTGATATGTTTGGAAAACTTTCAAGCGGTGAACATGATCAGTATCTTGAATTTGCATTTCATAAGGATAATCCTGCTGTATTGGAACAGTTTCATAGAGAAGGTATTATTGATGATAAAACACTGCAACTTATAGGACAGGGTATTACCTCCTTTTCTCCTGGTGATCTACAACCTGTTGATCCTTCTACTGGAAAACCTTACACATCTATTATGCTGGCAGATCCAGTAGGGGGATGGGACGGAAAAGGAGGAGGAGATTTTGATCCTTTTGCTTCTTATGACTGGGCAGGACGCACTGGTTATGCTGAAGATTCCGAAGAACATGATGCTAGGATAGATCTTTCTAATATTGAATCCTTTCATGGAACCCTTGGAGAATTTTTAACTTATCAGAAGAACCAAGAAGATCCTTCTCTTCTGAATAATAGATTAGATCCCATAACCAGAAAGATTAAAAGGATCTGGGGAGAAGCAAAAGCAGATAATACAAATGAATTCCTGGGTAAGGGAGGATACACTGACGATGGAAGCTACGTTACTCCGTATGGAGAGTCGGTTGGTCATGGGACAAAACAGAATTATGCTGACTTGATAGAAAGCGATGCTGAAGCAGCAGTAAAGCTTGGTCTGACAAAAGCGCAAGGATCAGAAGAAGAAAAACAGGCAATTTTAAATCAGTTCTACAAAAATACCGAGAAGGGGATATTTGAGATTCCTGCATTATGGGAACAAACCAGCCAACTTGGTATGTTCTTTGGACAGACTAGTGTACATCCAGGATATATAAGAAACGCTATAGCTGCATATAAACAAGACAAAATGCTGGCTCTAGCAAAAGAAGCTGCTAGTTCTGAAGCACTTGCTATTCCATCTGGCACTGGCAAACTAGGCCCACCAGGTAGAGATACACTGCGGAGAGATAAACAAGACAAGCTAGATGCTGGACCAATCACAATATTAGGAAAAAGAGAGAGTGAGGATCTACTATCCTTGGAACAAGGTCTGAAGCTTGCTGATCAGAAGAGAGATCTGGGCCGACAAGAAAGTCTGACGCAAGGGATTTCAGATAGGGAAGTAGGTCTAGAGCAGCAAAAACCTGACAGACACGGCGATTATCCTTTAAAAATGAAGCCATATGCAGGTATGACGGAAAAAGAGGTTAGAGAATTACAGGAACGTAATGACCTAATAGACCAGGAGATCAGGTCAGATAGAATGGGTTATTACGGGGGCTTTCAGCATACTACAGGTGATGATTCTGGATACGACTTTTCTGGACCTGGACAAGGGAAAACACTTACTGTTGCTGGATTACATGAAGACTATTTCCCTGATCTGGAGGAAACAACATCAGAGATTTTATCCCCAGAAGGTGATCTGATTCCAACACCCTCTGGTGCTGATACTTTTTCAGCAGAAACTTTAGGAGAAATGGGAAGTAGTTCTTTTAATCCTGGAGGAGGTTGGACTGATGTAGGAGGTGGTGGAGAATTTGCTGCAAGCGGTGGTCCAGTAGGTATGCAGGAAGGTGGAATGCCAATGCAGATGCCACAGGAAGGTATGGAACCACCAATGCCAATGCCACAACAGCAGGAAGTTGGAGCTGGAGCAGAAGCTGACATGGCTAACCTTGGCATGATAAACGAACAGGCTGCACCACCACAGGAAGGTGGTCAGGCATCCATAAAGGATGATGTTCCAAGAGAAGCAGATGAAGGCGACTATATACTACCTTACGAGACTGTACTCCTTGTAGGCCTTAAACAGTTAAACAGGTACGCAAGGGAAGCTATTAAACTGGCAATGAAGAATGATATTGATCTTGGAGGTACAGATCTTGATCCTACAGACGATGTACCAATCAAGGTAAGCAACTATGAATTCCATATACCCAAGATCCTTGTACCTTTCTTTGGTGGCGGCAAAAAGTATCTTGACAAGATAAGGGATGAAGGTCTGGCACTTAGAAAACGTCTTGAGGAAGAGAAGCAGCCTTCCATGCAGCAGCAGCAACCTGAACCTGCACAAACTCCTCTTCCCCTTCCACAGATGGAACAGGCGGGTCCGCCTTCGCAGATGGAACAGGCAGGACCACCGCCAATGATGCAGAAGGGTGGTTTTGTTCCTGATCCAAAACAACGTATGTTACCAACAACAGAAGCTGTACTGGAAGGTGATGTTTCACAGGCGCAACAGTCTGCTTACAATCAGATACAGGCTCTTGAACGTTCAAGAAAACAGCAACAGCAGCCTCCAATGGTAGATCCAACAGGTAAGGTTACACCACAGGGCTTCGCTGCACCACAAGGATATGATGCTGGCGGGACCATTATTGACCCAGATGATGAGAAGTACGAACACGGTCTGGACAGGGTGAAGCAGCAGATAGGTGATATACATACAGGACAAGGGCAAGAGTTTCCAGTACCAGGAAGAAAACCACCTATGCAGGAAAGGGATTATTTTAAAAAAGCAAAGGAAAGAATGCAGCTATTTAACAAGCTGGAACCTGCCAAGAAACTGGCTATGGTAGCAATGCTTGAAGGAAGAGGAGAAGGAAGACAGGGAATGCAAGCTATAATGAATGTTGTAATGAACAGAATGAAGACAAATTCTGCTGAATTTTATGACAGCTCCATACAAGGTACTAGTCTTGAACAAGTACTAATGAAGCCTCTGGCTTTTACTGCTCTGTCTGCTCTAAATAAAAACCATCCCTACAACAATCCAAAGAGTTCTCAATATAGCCCAGATAAATATTCTCGTGAAGTAGATAATCTTGCTAATTCTTTTGAAAATATCAGGACAGAAGATAAAAACTGGAAAGAAGCATATGAAGATGCACAAAAAGCACTTGCTGGACAACTTGACGATATTACCAAGGGAGCCTTGTTTTACTATAATCCAGAAAAACAGGATATGCCAAGACATCTAAAAACCAGGGCTTTTCTAACAGCCGTAGGTAAACATCACTTCTATAAAAGTGGTGGTTTTGTTAACAAGGTTCTGGATACGGCAGCATAACATGCAAATACGAGCAGAATTTATAGAATACATCAAGCGTGTAGAGAATGGCAGCAAGGTAGGCTATGAAAGTGGTATCTGGCAACCACATCCTTCACCAGAAGGAGGAAGCCCAACTATAGGGTATGGTCATAAATTACGTAACGATGAAGAATGGATGAAGATTGGTGTTGAAGATGCATCAATAGAAAATCTCCTTATTAAAGATATAACGAAATCTGCAGAAGGTGCCAGCAATGTAATTAATGAATTTGGCAGCGGAGACTTTGATACCCTGTGTCAGAGATGCCAGGAAATGTTTACAGATTTTGTTTTTAATCTTGGATCTAACGGATTGCGAAAGTTTCCAAAGTTTGTAACAGCAACCCTGGACCATGATCATGAAACAGTAGAACAGGAATATAAACGCTATTACCGTAGTGGTTCTGGCGTATTAAAGGAATTGGAACATCGTAACAAGGAATTCGCACGAATGTTCCTTTAAGACAATGGCCACCCAGATGACGCTGTGTTATTTGGCCCCATTGCTAACCTGCCGATGGCTACCCATACACTGTATGGCCCCAACGAAAGAGAGGTAAAAATGACTGACCGTAATGAAGACGAAACTTTGGTCGGTGACGATTACGAAGAAGAACAGGAGCCTACCCCATACGAGAATCAGTATAGGAAAGGACTGAATGATCCAGACGATGATGGCGAGATTGAAGACCCAGAAGATATGGTTACTCCGAAATCTGTCAAGGAAGGTCTGGTGAACCGTAAAGACAGTAATGTACCTGATACCCATGACTACAAGAAACGTTATGGAGACTTGAAGAAGCATTACGATACAAGACTAAACGAGTGGAAACAACAGCAGGAACTTCTTGAAGCAAAGCTTCAGATGGCAGAAAAATCTACAGATATACCAGAGCTGCCAAAAAGTGAGGAAGAACTTGAAGAATTTCGTGAAAAGTATCCAGACGTTTATGATGTAGTCGAAACGATTTCAGCCTTGAAGGCCAGTGATCGAGTCAAGGAAATCGAAACCAAACTTGAAGGACTTAAAGTTAAGGAACAGGAAGCAATTGTTCACACTGCTGAACAGGAGCTTGTAAGTATGCACCCTGACTTTGGAAACCTGAAGGAAAGTGACGAATTTCTGAGTTGGCTTGATAACCAGCCGCCTAACATTTCTGACGGTATTTACAAAAATAATACCGATGCTCAATGGGCCGCAAGAGTTGTTGATTTGTACAAATCCGACAAGAGTAAGCCTTCTAAAACGAGGTCAAATCGAAAGTCCAGAACAGATAAAACTCCTGGTCCCAAGAGAAGTGCTGCAGAAGCAGTAACAAGGACCAAACAAAGAAGGTACATTGAAGACCTTCAGGATGATACCAAAGTATGGACCGTAGACGAGATTTCAAAACTCAAACCTCATGAATTTGTAGCTATGGAGAAAGAAATCGACAAGGCAGCAAAAGAGGGAAGAGTAGTGCAATCCATCTAAAGAGACTAACCTTGTAGAGAGATAGGAGAGAAAAGCTATGGCTTTTTCAACTGCTGCAGGTTATGCAAATTTACCGTCTGGTAATTTCGTACCTGAAATCTACAGCCAAAAAGTCCTCAAGTTCTTTCGCAGAGCTTCGGTAGCGGAAGCAATTACCAATACCGATTATTCTGGGGAAATTGAGAACTTTGGCGATACCGTGAATATAATCAAGGAACCTACCATTACGGTTGCTTCTTATACTCGTGGTTCCACAGTAAATACTCAGGATCTGGCTGACGATCAGATCCAGCTTGCTGTGGATCAAGGCAACTACTTTGCCTTTAAGGTAGATGACATAGAAGAGCGTCATTCTCACCTTAACTTTGAGTCGTTAGCGACTTCTTCTGGAGCTTACACGCTCAAGAAAGCTTACGACTATAACGTTCTCTTGAACATCTACAACAATGCTGCAACAAGTGCTGGTGATACTGGTACTGATGCTTCTCCTATTACTGGAACTGGCACAGGTAGTGCCACTACTGGTAATGAGCTTGCTAACGTTGTTAGTGCTGCTGCAAAGGTTCTTGATGAGAACGATGTCGCTTACGAAAACCGTTGGTTGGTTGCCGATCCTGAATTCTATGAAGTTCTGCGTCAAGCTGATGCAAAACTCATGGACTCCAGCGTCACTGGAGAAGCAGGTTCTGCACTAATGAACGGTATGGTAACTGATCGTATCATACATGGCTTTAAGCTGTATCAGACCAACTCTATGGTAAATGGAGCTGCTGGTGCTTCTGCTAGTCATACATTCTCTTCAACAAATGCTGGTGAGCATATTCTTCTTTATGGTCATATGAGTGCTGTTGCTACAGCTTCCCATATTGCCAAAACGGAAGTTATTCGTGATCCTGACAGTTTTGCTGATATTGTACGTGGTCTTCATGTCTTCGGACGTAAGGTTCTGCGCGGTAGCGGTACAGGCTTCAAGGGCGTGTTCTCTGGTGTTGTTGACCTTGGCTCATAAAAAGGAGAATAAATCATGGCTACTTATAATAGGACAGCTACAGGTGGTGGGACTGCTGGACATCCGTCCAATGCTCCTGTGCCTTATGTGATTACTTCTCCTGTATGGGATACTGCTGATGGTGGTACAGGTGGGGATATTGTCCAGTTGGTCGATGTTCCTGCAGATACCATGATCGTTACTGGTGCCTTGGAAGTTCTTGAAGCACGAGGTAACGGCCAGATTACTATGGATATCGGTTTTACTGGTGGTGACGTAGATACGTTTGTTGACGGATCTGCTTGTGCTGCTGGTATGTCGCCATTTCTGGCTGCTGCTGTAGGTGCTACAAGTTCCAACCCTGTAATAGTGACAACTGCAGATACCATTGATGCTCTCATTATTGATGCTGCATCTACTGGTGAATCTGCTTTGCGTTTTCGCATTCACGTTTGCATGGTGGATATTTCCAAGAACCCAGTAGAATCAGCTTCAGTGTCTACTGGCACGTAATCACGCCTAACAGGTTTGTGGAGTCCTGTCAAAACTCCACACCCTTTCTTGCTTTGTTCACTTGATTTGTTGAAGGGAAGTTCAATGTTTATCAAATTACTTACTAAAGAAGAAGCTGAGACTTGCTATAAAGCTATACCAAAGGATGCGTTCAAGGACGGCAACAAGACACAGCCACTAGAGAACGTAAAGAAGAATAAGGAATCAGTAACTGTACCAGAAGAAATACGAAAGCTTATAATAAACAAGATCTATGATACACACTATATTGATTCTGTTTATTGCCCTAACAGGGTATCAGTCAACTACTATAACCAGTATGAAGAAGATGATCACTACAATCTACACATAGATAATTTTAAAGCTTACCCAAAGTCCAACAATATATTCTTTGATTACGGCTTTTCAATTAACCTGAGTGATGAATATGAAGGAGGTGAAATATACTTTCAGACTGAACTGGGTTCCATAGGTAGGAGACTTGAGGCAGGTGAAGCTGCACTGTTTCCAATAATCTACCCTCATGGAGTACAAAAGGTAACATCAGGTAAAAGGGTAAACATTCTTGGCTGGTTGTCTTCAAATATATCATACGAACAAGCCTACATTCTGAAGACACTATACGAGGTTAACCAGCATCTTTCTAACTCTGATCATGAGGCTTTTACCAAATCTGTCCTGATACAGAATTATCTCAAGAAGTTGTGGGGTAAATAATGGTAGGGAATATACAGAACGAGGATCTTTCTACAGAGGAAAAGAAGACAGATCAGAAAGAAATTCCTTTTATGCTGGTTCGACCCTTCGGACCCTTCATTGTAAAGTCGGAACTGCCCCAGGAATTGATGGATGACTACAACGAAGAGCTTGAAAAGATCATAAAGGATAAAAAACTTGTATCAGAGCTTGATTGGTCACAGAATCTTGTAGGAAAGGTAACACAGGAACTTCGTATACCAGACAATCTAAGGGAAAAGTACGATGGATACTTTCATGCTTTGGTGGATGCCTATGTTAAAAAGGTTTGTGATGACCCTAAAGGAAGACCTTTTAACCTTCAGACAGCATGGTTTGTAAGACAGTTTCCTGGAGAGTTCAACCCGATACATATACATACATACTGTTCTCTCTCATCAGTAGGATACCTGCAACTACCCAAGGGAATGGAGAAGGAATTTGAGAAAGAATCAAAGACCAGGCGACCAGTAAAGGGACACATAGAATTCATATATGGAGTACCCCAGGATTTCAATAGTCACAGTCTTCTTGTTCAGCCAAAAGTAGGAGATTTTTACATATTTCCAAGATATCTGATGCACACGGTTTATCCTTTCAGAACTCCTGGAGAAAGACGTTCATTCAGTATGAACGTTGGCGTTAAAATGGAGGAAGGTTAATGGCAACGCTGAGTTTAACAACATACTTTACTGTAGACATACCAGATGATGACACACATACTGTCACTGGTGGAAGCCTTACTTCTACAGATTCAATCACAGTAACACACTACTTCGACAAGAGGTATTCCATAACCAACTCTACCCTTGCAGAGGTGTG